CCGGAGGATTTTGGTCCTCCGAGGTCGGATCCGCCTGTAGACATAGTTCCGGGCAACAGAGTTACGTTCGTACCGAAGACTGCCCTCGTGGATCGAAGTATTGCTATCGAACCACATATGAATATCTTTGCCCAGTTGGGGCTCGGTTCATATTTGAGGGCTTGCCTTAAAAGGGCAGGTCTAAACCTAGACGAGCAGTTCCCTAATCAGGAACTAGCCAGGCTGGGTAGTCTTCACGGTACAATCGCCACCATCGACCTTAGTATGGCCAGTGATTCTTTGGCCATCGAGGTAGTGCGTGAGCTAATACCTGAGCCATGGTTCGTCGCCATGGACTGGGTACGCTCTAAGAAAGGGACGATTAGTATTGAAGGGGTGGAAGCATCCTTTCGGTATGAAAAGTTCAGTTCGATGGGGAACGGCTTTACGTTTGAGCTGGAAAGCATGATCTTTTATGCCCTGGCTCAAGCGTGTTCAGAGGCGGTCGGGTATTCTGATCGTTCTCTGTGTCGTTCTTATGGTGACGATATCGCCGTACCAACAGCTGCGGTTGCTCTGTTGGTGGAGGTGTTGACGCTGTTGGGATTCAAAGTTAACCCCAGCAAGAGTTTCTCTGCTGGGGAGTTCCGAGAGTCCTGCGGCGCCGACTTCTTTCACGGCGTGAACGTCCGTCCCTACTATCAAAAGGAGCCACTGATCGATGCAAAAAGTCTTTACCGACTTGCTAACGGTCTGCGTCGTCTTGCTTTTCGCCGCAACAATTTTCTCGGTTGCGACGGCAGGCTTAGGCGTTGTTGGCTATATGTTGCTAATCGGTTGCCATCGTCTCTTCGGGGGATAATTATCCCTGCGATTGGCCTAGATTTACCTTGGGCCGATGTTGAGACAGGAGATGGGGGCCTTGTCGATAATCTCGATAAAGCCCTTTCCTCCCCTGATGTGTCCTTTAATCGGGACCTTCAGTATGGCTGGACTTATGCTCGGGTGGATGCACTCCCCTGGCTTACTACTGCCAGGAGCTGGGCGCAGCATTATCTCTACGCCCTTTATGAGTGCAGGGAC